GGTAGATGCCTTAATTGACTTACAAAAATCAGGCCGATTTATCGGTGTCATCTCACACGTTCAAGAGCTGAAAAACGCAATGCCGGCTGTATTAGAAGTAACGAAGCAGAAGGATGGGTGTAGTCAGACGCGGTTTGTGGTGAAATAGGACTTTTCACCCTTCTAATTTAACTAGCGTTTTGAACGTTATTTTAGTCCCGAGTCACACTAGCGGTCACACTTTTCGAAGACTTCGTCGAGCTTTTCAGCTACAGAACGTTGCATATCTGGTAACACGTGACTGTACGTATTTAATGTCGTACCTATATCGGCGTGACCTAGTCGTTCTGAAATTAGTTTTACATTAACGTTTTGTTGAATTAATAGCGTAGCATGAGTATGTCGTAAATCATGGAATCTTATTCTAGGTAAGCCGAGTTTTTCGGTTACATTGTAAAATGATCTACGTATGCTTCGAGAATCTAAAGGTTTTCCATATTTCGAGGGGAGAACTAAGTCTAAGTCGGTGTATTTATCACCGGCTTTTTCTTTTTCATATTCGACGAACTTACGGTGAGTACTTAACTCTTCTACTAAAATATTCGGAATATGAATTGTACGTATACTAGTTTTATTCTTTGCTCCATATTTTAATTCCCCACGCTCAGACAACGTTTGTCTGACAAAAATTCTATTATTTTCAAAGTCGATATCTTTCCAACGTAGCCCCAAAATCTCACCTTGACGCATTCCAGTAAATATCGCTATTGAAAAGCTAATACGAAATCTCGTAGCGTTCCCCATTGTCTTACTTCCACTCAAAAAGTAATTTACCTGATTCAACGTCCATACTTCCATTTCAGTTTTAATTATTCTAGGTAAAACAACATCGGTTGCTGGGTTATTCTTTATAAGTTTAAGTACCTTCGCTCTTTTCAAAGAGGTTCTTATAAAACTGAAAGCTAAATTTATTGTACCTTTTGAGTAATAATTTTCCTCTATTAACGTGTTGATGTAATTTTGTAGATGCATTGTTGTAATGTCTTGAATCCTCAAGTGACCGAGACGAGGTTTTATTATATTTAAGTAATGCGTGTAATTTGCTCGAAAGGTACATTTTTGAAGCTGATTTTGCCTTTCTTTAAACCACTGTTCCATAAATGCTTCGTATGACATATGGGAAAGCTTAAGAAAATCATCGTTAAGAAAATCAGCCCTTAAGAGCGTCATTTCTTCATTTGCTTCTCTTTTAGAAGCGAAACCTCTACGGCGTATCTGTTTACGCTTGCCTGTCATTGGATCTTTAATAGCGAAGACAAAATCCCATTTACCTGTATCCTTATTTTTACTTACTGTACCACTCAATCTTATGTCCTCCTTTAAAAAGTCACAAGAAAGAGGTTATATCTTCCATTACTTGTATTCTAAAACTAAAGTCACAAATTGTATAGGGGTATAAAAGGTAGAAAAACGTAAAAACATTGGCTCAATTTCAAAAGCCTAAACGTTTATATAATCGATGAGAAAAATAAATCCGAAATTTATTTATGAAAAGTGCGCGAGGTTAAAAAGTCCCGCGTCATAGTAAATGTAAGGAGTTCACAAGGCATTACACGGAGGTGGAAATGAGTGAGTACAGTGAGCGAAAATAGCAACTTAGTATCAATCGAAGCCCAAACGGAATATTCAATTACGAGTGGAAAACGAGAGACACGAATCTTCCTTAAGATGTATGTCGACGCAGTACACTCCGGTTTAATAGCAGACTTAGGTCCGGAAAGATGGACGACTCTTTGCGTATTAGCTTCATTCATGGATGAAGATGGCGAATGTTATCCAACGCAAGATATGATTGCAAAACGACTTAATATAAGCCGTGAGAGCGCCAATAGACGCATCAAAAAGCTATGTGAATATCGTTGGGATGGAAAGCCGTTAGTCGTTAAAGAGAGACGTAGACACGAACGTACACAACAATGGGAGAATACGGTTTATACGATTCTACCGATTAGTCAGCTAACAATATTCGGAAATGAACCGGAATCTATCAGTCCATGTGACGTATGACCACATATGGCGACTTCCACACATGGTTGTAGTTCACACTAACAAGAACTAATTCTTAACAAGAACTATCTTTTAACTAGAAAAAGATTAAGAGCTAAAACCTTGAAGTCTATTTCTAACGAAATATCCTTCCATCATTAATATATCCTGAGGTACTTACTTTTATAAAAGGACTCCGCTAATAGATGATGAGATACAACGAGCGTCAGTGAAGTTGTAAGGTTTTGATTAATGTTTCATAAGGATAAATAGATTTATAAACAAAGGAAAGTACTAAGTTTTATGTAGAGCACAATACGAAAAATATAAAAGGATAATTAAGAGGAGGTGTTTACGATGAGAGACGTAACGAAACGACTACAACGTATCCTATCGGAACTAGAATCGTTAGAGTCCGACATGCAACAAACGAATATACGCAGGTCACAAACGGATATAGCGCAGCAAGATATTTTACATACTATTGAAATTGAGACGTTCACTACAGCACGTGGTAATTACATGTTGAAAGAACTGAAACGTATTCGTAAAGAACGACGTAAGGCAAAGGATGATCAAGCGGTTTTACAGTCGGTCATGCACACGCTAAAAGGCGTTAAGCAGAGAGTCGAGTGTAGCATCGGAAGTGTAACCGGAGTCAATGAACGTCAACAAGAACGCAAGGTTACAAAAGGTTACTGACGTAAATTTTACACTCAAATAACGAGATAAGAATCTAGGAATCTACGAATGTATATAACAAGGTGTGTTATCGGTAGGATAGGCGGTAACTAACGCAGATATATGATACCGGTCAGAAAAAAAGACCTAAGAATATAGGTCAAAAGAAAAGATGTAGCCATATATTAACATTTTTGTCGGTCGAAGACTATATGTATCGTATTGAGAAAATTCATAACGACATATGTCGAAAACATAGAAAAAAAGAACCTCTGTAACGACAGAGATTCGAAAGGGATGGAGTAAATACGTCTATTAGGAAGACGCATCGAGTAATGTCTGCTCGATAATTAAATGATAGCACGAATCTTCAGAAACTATTAGCGGTAAATATACCCACTATTAGAAGACCAAGGAGGACTAACAAATAAACGAATGTTACACGATTTATTACTGAAAGAAATCTACATCGAGGCGCTAATCCGTCGCAACGTATTCAAAACGGAAGACGGGCGGGACTTATGGCAGGCGTCTAACGAGGAACTACATGCGCAATTATTTGCCGAGGAGGGGAACCAATGACACGCATATCAACGAAAGATTTCCGTAATCTACCAATCGAAAAGTGGAACGTAACGACATTCCGAGAGTACCTAAAGCATGTACATGAGGAACGTTATAAAATTCCGTATGTCACCCGCAGCTATGCGATGGAAGGTCGTATGTTGAAGACGTTCATCGCCGAATATAAACCGGAAGCAACAAAACTATTCATTGACGCTTGTTTCGCCGACTATAAGTCGACACGGGAGTATCCCGGATTAAACTTTGCGTTTATGTATTCGTATATGCGATCTAGGTTGTTGCCGAGAGTTCTTGAAGAAATTCGTAAAAAAGAGGCTCGTTTTTCGCGAAATCAGACACATATTAAAGTGAGTACTCAAGAAATTATCGATTATTTATAACCGGATAAATTATTTTTTTCGAGAATGTGCAAGTGAAACGTGAAAAATGCGAGATATGTATTAGTAGGAATGGAGGGATACAAATGGCAAGACCTAAATTAACGTTTGAACAAGTGAAAGTGAAGTTTGAAGAACGAGGTTATGAGTTGTTGGAAACTGAGTACGTAATAGGTACGGCAAAGATGCAATATAAATGTCCGCATCATCAGGATAGAGAGTTATCGATTAGTTATGCAGAGTTACGTAACGGCAGTGGTTGTCGATATTGTGGGATTTTAAAACGTAGACATTCTTTTGAACTCGTAAAAGAAACATTTGAAAAACGTGGTTACAAGTTACTAGAAAAGAATTATGTAAACGATAGAACGAAAATGCAATATAAATGCCCGCACCATCCAAACGAAGTATTTACGATACTGTTTTCACATTTACGAAGAGGGCACGGCTGTCCGAAATGTGGGCAAGAACGAAGCGGACAAGTTCGATCAGAAGCACATCTTAGAGAGCCGGTATCAAATGGTCCGTCAATCTATACGAAAGAGCAACGTCAAAAAGCACGTCAAGAAACTTCGAGATTGCTAGATACGTATTGTTACGATTGTCCAAACAAAGACTTACCGTATATCGGAGCAATTGAAGAACATTGCTATAAAAACTGTCTTTATGGAATTGGGTTAGATATACGAAGATGTGGCGCAATATTAGCTGGTGAGGATGCAGACGCGGTGATTGAGCATTATAGGGTGAAGTTTGAGAAAGAACGCATCGACCGGAAAGAGGTGATGATTTGATGCAATGCATTCTATCTGATCATTGTTCATTATACAAAAGCGAAGCATGTAACCGACAGTGTACCTCGTACATCGCACTACATGGACATAACGGTAATGGAGGACGTATGGCAGCGACTAACTTACCGAAAGAATATCGTCATTTAACGTTACTAAATTCGCCTGTACGAGCGTCTCAACCGAAAATCTATAAGATTATTGATGCGCAAGTAACCACTTTCTCACGGCAATTTGAGGCGGTTGCGTCGTTAAACCCGAAGGATAAGATCAAATCGATGTATTTGTTTTCCGAAGAAACTGGCACAGGGAAAACGACGACAGCAGCCGTAATTTTAAACGAATGGCTCGTACGGCATTACATCGGTAGTTTGCAGCGAAATAGGCAATCGTTGCAGGTACCTGGATATTTTTTAGATGTGAACGAATGGCAAACGTTATTTAACGAATTCAATCGGTCAAACATACCGAAAGAAGTTTCAGAGAAAGCAGCGAAAGAATACTACTGTCGAGGCAGTCATGCGAAGATGGCACCTTTCTCAGTGCTAGACGATATTGGAGTGCGTAGTGCAACCGAAGCTTTTCGAGGCGATTTACATGCGGTGATTAACCATAGAGTAACGAACGGATTACCGACGGTATACACTTCGAACATACCTATTGCCGAGTTGGAAAGCGTGTTTGATCGTAGGTTGTACGATAGGGTGCGAGATTTATGCGTAGTGTTGCCGTTCGAGGGTGATTCGAAAAGAGGGATGCGGAAATAAAAAATGACCGATCCTTTTATGGGAGCGGCCGTACAAATATCATGTGCTGGAGGTCGCTCCAAATGGCATAAGATGTTTTCTCTAAAAAGTATGGACAAGAAGTTTTACGATTATACGTAAAAAAACGGCGAGTAACGAAATAGGCTACCCGCTACGTCCCTGCACGACACGGAGGAGAAACCCCGTTTTGAAAGAATGAAGTCGAAGGGAGATCGACTCAAAGGTAGTATGCGTAGATTAAAAATCATTATTCGCATATGTTAGAAAGAATAACTTATCGTTAATTATACGAAACAGTAAATAGAAGGAACTATAGTGCAAAACGTTTCATATCAGTTAGTCTTGTAATAATTTGTCAATATAAGATTGAGTGTTGGAAAACCAGCTAGGTGGTATTAAACCCTCTTGAATTATATATTCTTGTAAATCATTTTTTTCGGATGCATACACTTTCCAAATCTTTTGTTTTATTTTTGTTGGCTTACCCCATAGTTGATCAATTGTTTGAACTGAAGGTTCTAAGACAAAATAAAAGTCATCATTTCGTGTTTTACCTCCTTCAGCTTCTATAAATTTATCCTTAAATGTTAGGAGAACATAAGGGACATATAGTGGCGTTAATCCCTTCTGGTACCAAAAATCTTTTTCATTAGCAACCTTAATTAAATCTCTAAATTCAGAAACAGTTAATCCATCTGCTAAAGCGGCACATTTGCTATAAATATCAAAGGTATGATTTTTTACAAACTCTATAATGTCTTTTCCATTTTCTTTATCAGTTTGAGAACCTAAAGCATCAGAATAATTAACACGTTTTTTCTTCATAGATGGACAAACTGAATTTTTTGGATGTATAAAATATGCGCTTTTAATAAGAGATTGGTCAGCATCAACACGTATATCAGCCTCACAAATCGGACAAATGATAGGTTCGCCTTTGTGCTTTGTTGTGTAAGTTTCTAAGTTTACTTTTTTACGGGAATCTTTTAATAGTGCGTTATATAAAGTCACAGATTTTACCTCCAATGTAAATTGTTATCTTTATTAATATTTTAAAACGTTTTTAAGTTTCTGAAAAGATGGAAATATGACAATGATGTGTGACTTGAATAATAAAAATGAATATTAGGAGAAAACGATATGCATGTATACTCAACAAAAGAACAAGAAACGGTATTGACTTTCGACAACGAAACGAAGGAATGGAGCGCATACTCTTGCGTTCCAAAACACATTCGTAAACTATTAGAAATAGTCGGAGAGGAAAACGTTACAGTTATCGAGAGTGATGATGGTAAACCAATAGCGGTGAAATGTACGTTAGAAGAAAAACAAGTAAGCATGAAAAAACTACGTCAGTATAGTGAGAATCAGAAACGTAAAATGGCGGAGAGAATGCGGGCGGTTCGGGAAAATATATGATTAATGATGGACAACACCGAAGGGCAATAATACTGGAGAAAGGAATTAAAAATATGAATTATACCATAGATTTGAATTTTTTACTTTTTTAAATGTAGGTCAGAAAAAAACAAGGCATTATATCATATTTCACAATTCCGCGCTTTTTTATTTCTTTAGTGAAAACTACTCATTTTTATCAAAAATGGATGTGAATTTTCGCTTTTTATTAAAAATGTAGAAAATAAGCAGTTTTTATATAAGAGATTTAAAAAAGATAAGAAAAAATATATGTGTTACAGTTGTTTTATAAATAGAATCTAGCACGATTACAAAGGCTGTTGCCTAGTGTTTGTTTCTTTTATACACTCGGAATCATACCGCTCTTTGACAACCGAATAAAAAATCGCTCAACAAACAATATAGTGGAGGTGTAGTTAATGAACTACGGAGAAATGCTCTTATCGAAAGTGGTAGACACCGCTAACCCTATACAATTAAACCATGTAACAGAACGAGATTTTGTTACAGAAGCCGAACGTAAAGCGTACCGTTTTATTAAAGATTACGTAGATACTAATCGCGGGCGTGTCCCCGACTTCCGTACGCTAGTAGCAGAAGTCAACGGCTTCACATACGTCCCAAATGTCGAGGATAGTTTCGATTATTTAACGAAGCAAATAAAATCCTATTCTGCGAAGATCGAAGTGATGGGGTTACTACAAAACGAAGCGCCGGGCCAATTCGAGCAACTAGACGGAAATTCTTTCCTTGAATGGTTGCGAGAAAAAGTCGACGGAGTTATAATGAGAACAAATGTTCGTGATAAAGTGGGAACAAGTTTAAAGACCGATACGAACAAGTTTCTAGAAGAATATGATCGTCGGAAAAAAGGCGAGTCATATCGCATTTGGAAATCCCGTTTTTCATTCATTAATAAGGCGATTGGTGGCTATGTTTCTTCAAACGTTTATACAATCTACGGAAAGTCAGGGCGTGGTAAATCCGCAACGACAATTGAAGAAGGCGTAGAGATGGCGTTTCAAGGAGCAAACGTACTTATCTGGTTAATGGAGATGGGATGGTTCGAAGGAATGGTACGTTTATACACTTCGATTTCTTCTCGTATTGGAGCGACTGTAGCCGAATTAGATGGCGTAAATCTAGAAGCGGGATTCGATTCGAAAGAAATTCGTCATGGTAAGTTATCGGAGGAATTCGAAAAAGGATTTAAATCGTTTTTAGCTAACATTAACGAGATTCTACCTGGTAATATAATAGTGAGAGGCGTAGATGATGACGACTTTCACCGAAGAGATTTACGTCAGTTAGAAGTAGATATTACGGAAACAAACGCTGATGTCGTTATAGTGGATCCGTTCTATTATCTCGATTATGAGAAAAATACGTCAAAGACAGCCGGTGGTGATGCAGCGGAAACATCTAAAAGGTTGCGTCGATTAGCAGGTAAGACAGGCGTAGTAATGTTCGCTATCACACAAGCGGATGAAGTCGATAATAATGAAGACGAAGATGGCCAACGGGAATTACGTTTACCTAAACGTAGCGAAGTAAAGAAAACGAAAGCGCTTTTAGAGGACGCAGCGTTATTGATAGCGGTCGATACTGACGCAAAACAAGGACGAGGTATGATCGGTATTAATAAAGGCCGTGATGGTGGCGAAGGTGAATCAGCCGAAATTATATACATGCCGCAGATTGGCGTTATTAAGGAAATGGAAACCGGCGAACAAGCGGCGAAGCAATTCATTTCAGTATTTTAAATTAAAAGAACGGTAGGTGGGTCACCTTGTCAAGTATTCAGATACGTGGGCAGGACGTAAATGTAGACATCGAGTATGAACTTCGGCAGTTTTCTTGGACTAACGAAAGGTGGTCATATGATAAACTGATTGCAACCTCGCCATTTAGGTACGAACACACACCGAGCTTCTTCGTCAACTTAGACGGGGATTACGCAGGTACATGGAAAGATTCAGGAGCATTTGATAATGAATGGGAAAGCGGCAACTTTACCAGATTGTTATCTTATTTGCGAACTGAAACGTATGAAGAGACGGAAGAGTATTTACTCGAGGTATACGGTGTGGAATATAGTTACGATAATTTAACGCTTAAGCCACCGAAACTCCGGATTGAAAGCGGTCAAAAGACCCTCGATTTTGATCGGTTGCAAGATTACGCTTATCGTCATCCGTATTTAGGACAACGAGGTATTAGCGAAGAGGTACAATGGCAAATGAAGATCGGTTACGACCGTTTTAGGCAGGCGGTTGTAATTCCGTGGTTTGATACAAACGGTAGATTGGTGAATATAAAATATCGGAAGGTTTCTTCGAAAGTCTTTTGGTACGAAAAGGACGGAAAGCCAATTGGAGATTTGATATACGGACTACATCTCGCTTACAGACGGAATATTAAACGTGCAGTATATTGTGAGGCAGAAATAGATGCGATGTCGTTCATGACGGCTGGGGTTTTCGGATTGGCAAACGGAGGCTCATCGTTTAACGAACGAAAGGCAGAGCAAATATTGAAGTCGCCGATAGAAGAATTAGTTATCGTGGCAGATAACGATCCAGCAGGCGAGAAACTTCGAAAAGAACTTGAGAAATATTTAAAAGGAAAAATACGCTTGACAAATGGATATGTTCGTAGATTTAAAGATGCGAATGTAGCGCTAATAAAAGAAGGGGCATCTTCTTTGGTATCTGTAGTTGATAATGTGGAGCCAGTTCGATTAAAACTGTTATACGTGAATTCACGTAGTGACGGTCGGAGGGAAGATACGAAACCTTCCCGGTAAATAGATGTTATTCCGTTTCCCATTCGTATAATTCTTCGATGTCACAATGTAGTTTAGCGGCAATATTACGCGCTCTTTCTACGTTAGGTAAATTACGCAGGCTAACATAATCCGTTATGGATTGCGGTGTAATACCGACTTTTAGTGCGAGTTCAGCTTGTGTAATACCGTTCTTTTTGCATAGTTCGGGAATACGGCACCTTCCGACTTTAAACGATTTAACCACCTCCTTTCTTAAACCGGAGGCTTTGAAACTATTATTCTTGAATGTTTATAATTTTAACTACTTTTTCTATAGGTACGTCTAGATGTAGACAGATCTCTTCTATTGTACTCAAATTTACAGACATCCCTTTGTTAATATTTGCAATAGTTCTTGCGTTTAGAATGGTACCGCGGAGATCACTAATTACCATCTCTTTCTCTTTTAGTGTCTCATGCAACGGAGAGTAGTCAATCATTTTAACACGTCCTTAAAAAAGTTTCTCAACCCATTCTCTGTTTACAAAAGTAAACATCAGAATTATAATTACATTATACCAAAATTTTCTTATACAGCATAGGAGGGTTTTCAAGTGCCGGGGTTTCACAGAGAGATATGCGATTTTATAAATGATAGAGACGATTTAACATTTTCAAGTGTAGGTGAACAAATCGAGGCGTCAAAGCAATGTATGTCTAAGTTTAAGAAGGATGGTACCATAGGGTTTAGAAAACTCTTGAGACTCTCCTATTATCTATTTCCAGAGAAACAACGCAAGAAGATGGAGGATTGGTGCCTGCAGCTAGATTCAGCAGAGTCAATCCAACAGAGTTTAGAATATGCAGCAATAACACGGAATATAAATTTACTAAAAAAACTTATTAAGAAACATAAAAAAGAAACCGGGATTGTGGGAGATTACATAGATGTTTATAAAATTATCTATAAATATATGAATTATGATATAGAAGGTTATGAAATAACAGAACATTTAAAAAAGATTGAAAATACCGAAGATAGCACACTCGTGATTTTGATTAACATACTTAAGTGCTATGACCATTTTGCGCAAAAAAAGATTCATCTTATGTTGGATCTGGCTTTAGAGGTAGAAGAAGCGATTAAGAACTTAAGTGATAGTCGAAAGTTATTTATCAAGGAATGTTATCTTCATAGACTAGCTGAAATTTTAGCTCCAGTTTATCTACATAGAAATGAGCTAGATTTAGCAAGACATTATGCATTTCTAATAATTAATGCACATATTTGCGCGAAAACAGTTTCTGATGCGTCATACTATGTAGGGATGTCGTACTTAGTTGAAGATAAAGATAGATGTTTAGAATATCTTCAAAGAAGTCACGAAATCGCCAAATCTGTCAATGTAAAAAATTTAATTTTACAAACAAGAGATAACCTAGATTATGTTAAAATTTACCTAGGGATACCACTTGGGATAGATTCGGATGCGAGACTTGTTATGTATCAAAACAATAGAAAAAATGTGAAGTTAATTAACGATTATATTGAAGAGAGAGGTGAAAGAGACTTTCTTTTGATGTATAGAGCTTGTAATCAGGAATCTATCCTTGGGCTGTACGAATGTTTCCAGAGGTTCTTTTCAAATTCGAACTTCTTTTTCTCTAGTCTAGTAGCAAAAGAAATATACGACAGAGGCGATCGTTCCGGTATGACTCAAATGTTAACTAATTTTAAAACTAACAATTTAAAGGGAGAGATTCAGTTTGAAAAAAGTTTTATTAGGAGTTTCCGCAATTTTGACTCTAGCTCTAGGAGTGTTTGCGCTTAATGAATTTGTAGATGCACAGGGAGATAATCAACAATACAGTTCACAAGAAACAAGGCCGGGTGGTTAATTAGCAATTGAATAAGATTATGGAGAGCGATCTTATTGATCGTTCTTTTTTGTTTTTCTAAATGTTTACGAAAGTATACAAAGTGTAAATTCCAGTACTTAGTGTACTTTGATAAATATTCCATGTTAATATGCTACAATTTGAACATTGGCAATAAATGAAAAATTTATTTTGAAAAAAATTAAAAAATGTGCGCGGGTTTGGTCGCTTGTGCGTCATAGTTAATGTAAGGGGGAATAAGTAGTGAAAGACGAACAAAAATTGAATATTAATGAGATGGCAAACGATTATCTTCGAACAGGTGACGATTTCGTATTTACGGATTTGTACACTAGTTTATCTGAGGTATATCGGGACAAGCTTCGGTATTGGAGCACGAGTACATACATGGCGAATGAACATGACATAACCGAACTATTCCACGATGTGATACAAAAGGTGTTGGAAAGTTTGCGAAAGAACGTTGGCGGCGATTTCGTAAAACTATTCGCAGTATCACTAGGTAACAGTTACAAATCATTATTACGAAAGTTATGCACTAGAAGGAAGTATGAATTATACGATGGACCTGATAGCGGTGAGGAAGAGAACACGGCAATGTTCGAAACTCTCAAAGACGAATTTGATTTAGAAGAACATGTTATAAAAAAGAAAGAAGCCGACCAGCGAAAACTGATCGACTTCTTGGTAGACCCTGACCAGGTCAACGATGAAATGACAACGGCAATTGTCATTTCATTTATTACGAATGATGGACCAACTACACCGACGGCAATCGGAAAGAAGTTAGGACTTCATCATTCAATCGTAATCCGCAAGCTCAATCGGCTGGCACGCCGATTCGATAAAAAGCAGTTCGGCGATTATCGAGACTACTTACTTGCGTAAAGTGTTCGTCCTATATGCTTAGGCATTGCATATAGGAACAGTAACTATAGGTTATTATGTTAGAAAAATACAGAGGGGCTTTTGCGAGTCCCTTTGTACTTACAACTAACCGACTTGGCAGGTCGATTAATTGCAATGGTTTTGCTTAACGTTAAAGCAAGTTGCCTCACCTTAATTAAGCGGAAGTGTAATACTTTGCAATGCAAAACATTACAATGCAATGCAATGTACTTCACTGTAATTATACAGTATTACCACGGTATGTTACAAATTAATTATATGTAAATTCTAACGACAACCTTCGTCCTATTACGTATTATTTCTATAAAATAATTTAACGAATGTCGATATAATGTCATTACCCTTCGCTACCCTTTTCTTCCCCTTAGTGTAGTAAACGGGTAGCTGCGTCATATGGACGTTTGGTATTACAGCACGATGTGTTGCGTCCAAAGCTTTTGATTTCTACCGATGTATCCCCCGCGTCGGTATTATGTAATTCAAATTGAGAGTTGCGTAATACGGGCGTGGGAGTCACCCAAGCTCGAATTTATAACGAGGGAGTTGTTTCAATGGGTATTAGAGAAACGTTAAAAAAGCGTGAGGAACAACGAGAAGCTAATCAAAACGGAGGTAATAATGATTTTCCAGAAGGCGTAACGCGATATGTTCGCATGGGGAAACACGGCGAAGTAAACGCAGATGGTCGAACTTTCATCTTACTAACTGATCCGGATAATTGGTATTTCTACTTCGTACACGAGGATAAAACATTCGACGGTAAACGTACGATTCACCGATTTAGAAAACATTCTTGCTTACACTCTCCACGTGAAATAGACGCAGACATTACGCAATACTTCAAACCAGGTAAAACGGAATGTCCATCATGTAAAGGCGGAGCGAAACGTAAGATGTACGCAATGATTCCTGTTTACGATTTAGAGTACGGTACTTATCGCGTGATCGATACAGCTGAGTTCCATATCAATAATATCATTGCTGATTACGACAAAGCCGAAAAAATGGGTCGTAAGTTTAACCCAGAGTACTCGTTAGTAGGTGAAGCAGTCCACTTCAAACAAGTCGATAAAACCTATGCGCTTGAGTCAGGTGAAGCGACAGATGAGCAAATCGAAAAGGCTAAGACGTTTATTGGTACGGACTTCAGTTACGAAGATTTAGCTAACTACCGCGAAGAGGACGATATCATTGCATTGTTACAAGAGGCGGAAGACGAAGCGATTGATAAATCTAAATTGCCAACGGCCACAAGCAACGAAGGCACAGCGATCGATATCTCAGATGACGATTTACCGTTCTAAGGGGGAGCGCATATGGCACATGAAACAACAGTAAAGGGTGGTTGCTCGGAACTACGAGTAGCCCTCGCGCTCTTAAACCTCGGTTGGGAAGTAGCAAATTCGTTCATCCCGGAGGTTTACGATTTAGTAGCGCGTGATCCGATTAACAAACAGTGGTACACGATACAGGTAAAAACAATTCGAGTAAGGCACGATCGCTACGATGCGTTAGTGGTACAAGCGAAGAAAGGTAACGGCGAAGCTTATACGAAAGATGACTGCGACTATATCGCAGGCGTCGAAGGTGACCGAGTATTTATGTTCGAATGTGCAGGACAACGTGAGTATTGGGCTACGGAAACTAGCGCGAGTCAACGATGGATTGAGCTAACGGCAGTAACTAATAACGAAGAGAATGGGGAGGAAATTAAACATGGCTAAATTAGATAACGTGAAGGTAGTTAACGAAAATACGGTGGAATATAACGGGTTTGTTTATACGTTAGTTACAGGAGATGCAAAAGTAGACGATATAGTGAAAGCGTCTGAGCAAGAACTTGATGTAACAGAAGGAGCATTTTACTTAGTGGTAGAAATCGATTACGACAACGACATCGTTTTTAAAGACAATGCCAATGATTCGAATTACTTTAATCAAGGAGAACCTTCAGTATTCCGTAGATCCCACGCAATCACTACCGACAACCTAACCGACGCGGAAGGCGTAGTGAAAATCGAATTACCTGACGGAACTAAACTCGAAGGTACTCCGTCTGACTTAGAAAAGATTACTCGTAGTATGCAAAAGATGCAGGCAGAACAGGGATCATCGGAGGAAGAGTCGGAAGAGGCGGTCGAAGTAGAGAATGCAAGTGAGCCGGTATCAGAACGTTTACAGGTTGGTGATTATGCGAAAGTAGTTGGATCTAGTCACTCAAATTATTTCGGTGGAAAAGATGGTGATATTGTAAAGATTGTTAAAGAATCAGATGACACTTTTGAAACGCAAGAGTTAAACGGCGGTATCTATGGGTGCAATCAATACGCACTAAAATCAGCACTAGTAAAAGTAACCGAAGCTGAAGTCCTCGAAGCAAAGCAAGCGTTATTGAAAGAAGGCGACTTTGCGAGAATTATCGCTAACACTTCAAACCACCGTTTTGAAATCGGCACAGTAGTAAAACTAAAAAGTGAAAGTGGTACTAGTTTTACAGCGTATTACCTTGACGAATCAGACTTCTGGGGAGTTTATAGTAAAGACCTCGAACCACTAACGAAAGAAGAGGCTGAACACATCGCCCGTGAAGCTGAGGAAGAAAAGAAAGTGAAGGCGGAGCGTGCTAAGTGGGCGTCTATCGGTCGTGTGGTTGGCGAGATTAAAAAAGGCGACATTGTACGTACAGTATCTCGTGGTGGGAGTGTTAATCCAGAAGGTACTATCGGCATTGCTGAATACGATGGTTCGGTAGGAAGTACAGCAACAATCGTGTTAAACGGAAATCGTGGTAATTACTCTCGAGTAGAACTAATCGTGCCAGTAGAACAACGCTTCGACACAGTAGGTTAAACAATGCATATTTGCGAGAATTGTAGCGCTGTACTCAACCGTAAGGAATTCGTATACGACGATCGCGAAGGTAATTCATTTTGTAATAAGCGTTGTTTCGAAGAGTGGGCGGAAGATAATCATGAAGTGGCAGTAACATTTTATTACCGATTAAATTGCAAGGAAACGGGGCGGTAAAAGTGGCGCCAAAGTTAACGTTAAATTTAAAAATAGCAGGTGCTGAAGCCGTTGAGGAAACGAAGGTACGAGTGGCAAAAGCGGTTGAGCGAAAGGGAAAAGCGACCGAAACGATGGAAGACGCGTGGCAACGAATTCTATCGATGAAGAACAGTGAGTCTGATAGGCAGAGACTTGCAGAAGTAAAAGAAGCGATGACGAAGGGCGAAATTGGTCGTAGCCCTTCCGACCTCGCTAAACGTTTTAGTAAGGCGGAGGCTTTACGATTATGGAAAGTGTTACATGAGCGACAACGCGACGATAAGATACGTGAAATGGTGTTGGCTACACCTGGCAATTACGTATTAGTTATCGATGGCAAGGTATTAAAGCAAATGTTAGACGATATGAAAACATCTGATTTAGTTGGATTTGACTGTGAGACATTCGGAGAGGAAAACGGGGCGTTGGACCCGTGGAAAGGTGCAGTCGCTGGCTTTTCAGTATCGACGAGAACTCACAACTATTATGTACCATTGAATCACGAAGAAGGCCCGAATTTAAGCGAAGAAGTTCTATTACAGTACATTAAACCAATACTGGAGCAAGTGAAAACCGTAATGCACAACGCACCTTTCGACTGTAAATGGTTTATGCAACGTTACGGCATTAACTTAATCGATAACTTACATGCAGATACACGTATTATGGCGATGGCATTAGACGAAAATCGAAATCACCGGTTAAAGGATTTAATAACGGATTGGTTACGTCAGCCAAGTGATAATTTCGATGAACTATTCGGTAAAACTCCGTTTAATGAAATACCGTTAGACGTGGCGTTAGTTTACGCAGCGGGTGATACGGAGAAAACCTTGAAACTATACGACTGGATTATGGAATGGTTTGACAAACGAGAGGATTTACAAGATATCAAGTCGCTCGTTTTTAACATAGAGATGCCCGTATGCAGACAGTTTATTAAGTCGGATTTAATCGGTATCAACTTCGACGAAGAGAAAGCGTCTATTTTAGACGAACAACTGGCGGAAGAAGAAGCGCAAATACAGCTTGAAATATACGAACTATTCGGCGAAGAGATTAACTTAGGTTCACCTGTTCAATTAAAGAAAAAGTTATTCGTAGATTTAAAGTTACCGGATTTAGAAAACGGATCAACTGGCGTAAAAGCGTTGAAGAAGTTGAAAGGGAAACATCCCGTAATTTCTAAAATTCTCGACTATCGAGGCGTCAGTAAACTACGCGAAGCATTTACGCAAAAGTTACCAAAAGAAATCAAACACGATAATAAAATTCATCCGTGGCATAACACGTATGGAGCGGCGACAGGACGGTTCACATGTAAATCGCCAAACACCCAGCAAATCCCCGCGAAACGTCCTGAAATCCGTCACCTGTTTACATCGAGTGCAGGTAAAATATTCGTTTCTATAGATTACTCGCAAATTGAGCTTAGGGTATTAGCGCATATGGCAAAAGAGCCGGAACTAATCAAAGCGTTTAAAGAAGGACGCGACATTCACTCGACTACGGCAGCGATGATTAGTAACGGTAAATATTCGTATGAGGATATCGAAGCAAATAAAGATACAGACGGTTCTCCTGAGCAGAAATTCCGTAAGCAAGCTAAGGTGGTTAACTTCGGCATAGTTTATGGCATGAGCGATAAAGGGTTAGCCGATACGTTAGGCATTACGAGAACCGAAGCGCAAATAATTATCAATAACTATTTCAAAGGTTACAAAGGGATTCAACGCTATATGGACGAGCAAAAGTTACTCGCTCGTAAACAAGGTTATATTACGGATATTTTCGGTAGGAAGCGTCGATTACACACTGAGTACAAGTCGAAAGAGCGTTTCTTACATTTCCGTGCGGATCGTATGGCTGGTAACTTTCCAATTCAAGCGTCAGCCGGTTCGATTTTAAAGAAAGCAATCGTAGATTTACAGGCCGTACTATCGAAACATGACGTAGATATTTTACTCCAGGTACATGATGAATTGCTATTCGAGTGCCCGAGAGATATTTCGAAGGAAGCATTATTCGAATTAAAAACTACGATGGAAAACGCAGTAAAATTATTAGTTCCCGTCAGATGTGACGTTGAGATAAATCCTAAACGATGGTTAGAGAAAGTAAGTATTGAAAAGTGGTTTAACGAAGAGGAGGGCGTAAATGATTAACCTATCTGAAGTTTCAACGAAAGAACTTGGCGAGGAATTAAAGCGAAGACAAAGTATAATCACTGTCAAAGTTGAGCCTTACGAAAAGATAGAGGTCGGAGGTATACGCGTAGCAGGTCCGGCAATCGTTTTAATAAATCAAGAATAATAAAATAAAGCTACTTAATATCCCGTTATGTATAAGTAAGTAGTCGGGATAAGTAGCTTTATGTAAGAAACGTATTAATGTAAAACTTTCCACGGGTCTGGTTGAGGGCCGGATACCTTTTGGAGACCGATTGCTACTAAACGTTTTGTAATTTCGCCACCAACAGAACCATTAGCACGAGCTGTAGAATCAGCGCCTAATGTAACGCCTAACTCACGTGCTACTTGTTGAGCGATTGGACCTATTGGATCGATTGGGCCTTTTGGTTTTGTATAAGAGCCGTCATCACTTGGTCTAGTGTTAATGATATTCATGAAATCACCGCCTTTCTACTATTAGAATTCATTACAGATTATTTTTTATACAAGGAAATAATTGGATGGGATAAGGTGGTTAATTACTTAAGAAATCAATATTTGAGGGGAGTCGGTAGTTTGAGTAGAAACGCAGCACAATTACTACGTCAGAATACGAAAGAAATATTTGCTTATGAGATCGCAGAGGAATTTCGTAACTTCCTCGAAACGTGGCATTCATACGCGGAGCCGTATGATACTCCGTTGGATATTTGGCTCCACGAAAGCTATGCAAAAGTATTAAGCAAAGGTACGTTCTTAGATTATCGGAGTCTACCGTATTTCTCACCTTCCTCAGCGAATAGTTGTCCGAGGGAGCTTTACGAAAAGGCAGTACGAAGTCCACGAGATCAAGCTGAAGTGAAGCCGTGGCAAAGGCGTTGGCAATTTATCGGAACAAACATCGGTGATGCAATCCAACGTGATATTTTATTAGCGGAACGCCATTACGAAAAGTTCACTGGTGAAAAAACACGTTTCAGAATTGAACGTACGAAAGATGGTTATCCAGTATTTGAGGATTTCGTTAAAACGCGAAAGGTAATAGAACACAATGACCAACAGTTCGCTTTGATCGGTACGTGTGACGGAATTTTAGAATACACCGATGAGCATGGCGTAATTACACGTGTCGGACTCGAAATAAAATCGAAACAGACCACCTACAGTAAAACTTCCGAATATTCACTGCGCGAACCTGGCGCCGACCATGTCAAACAAGTTACATGCTACTCGTTAATGTACGACTTGGATTACTACGTAGTGCTTTACATGAACGCATCGAAGAAAGCATGGAATATGAGCGAAGAAGACTATATGAAATACCCGGATTTCAGAGTGTTTGGTGTTGCAATCACGGACGACATGCGTGATGAGGTACTGGACAAGTTTGCTAGCGTAGTAGAGGCGGTTAAAACGAAGCAACCTCCGAAACTAGATATCGAGCATTGGATGTTTAACAACTTCAAGACAGCGTGTGCTCAGTCGTTAAGCGACGAAGAGTACGAGGAGATTAAGACGAAAGTCAACCGAGTGAAACGTTCGAGTTTGTCAGATACGAAGAAGGCTCCGTATATTGGGGCGTTGGAGTTTATTGATAAAGTGAGGTCTTGTAACGATGGCTCGAAGTAAAAAGGCCTTCCGTACTTTAGCAATCGACACATCACTTGGTTCCCCAGGCATTGCGGTAATCGACGTAATCAACGGGAAACCTAAATTAATCGACGTATCACACGTCAAAACAAAAGGTACTGAACCTATAGCACTTCGCACCAAACATATCGAAGCATGGGCGCACTTATTCATACGCAAGTACGCGCCCTACGATTTGATAGTGCGAGAGGGATTCGCTAGTAAAATACCACATACGAACTATACGGTGTTTAGCGCCTGGAATGCGGTTGATCGTGCGTTAAATGATTTCGGCTTGAAAGTCGACGATAGTATCGGACAGGCTTCCGTTAAAAAGAAACTACTCGGAAAAGGAAGAGCGGAAAAGGAAGAGGTGGAGGCTGGCGTGAGGCAATTCGTTGAGTGGGGTAAATTCGAAACATTCGATGAAAGTGACGCGGCAGGTATAGGACTAGCATATTTAATCGATAAAGGGATTATTTCGAAGGAGGATGCATAATGAGCGATAAACTGAACGAATTATTTGCATTGCAATCCGAGTTAGATAATCGAATCATCTCTGAAAGAAACATCGAAAAGTCACTCGATGAATGGGTCATAGGTATCACGTTAGCAATGGAAAGTGAGATCGATGAAATTAGACGTGAAGTAAATTGGAAGTGGTGGAAGAACGAGAAACCAATCGATAAGGAAGCGTTACAAGGCGAAGTAATTGACATGTGGCATTTCCTGATTAGTCTTTCACTTAAATGCGGGTTATCAGCGGAAGATGTTTATCGCATTTACTTAGAGAAGAATCGAGAGAATCACGCAAGGCAGGATGGGACGAGTGCGAAGGGAGGTTACGAAGTAGGAATCGATTGGGCTAATTGTGTAGGCCGGACAGGATATCCGAAGCAATTCTAGATTGATTTCGAAAATGGGGGCGTAAAATAAAAAAGCCTCCTATACTGGAAGGCTAGTAATTTCTTAATCAATTAAACTATATGTTTTTGAATAAGATTTAAAGTTAATCTTTTTATTACGTTTATTAATCAGAAAGCTTTTGAAAGATAAAAGATTTTTGATTGAAAGGGCATGTTTCTTGCGAGCTTCAATAGCGACTTTAAAAGTAACAGTTACATCAGTACTAGAAACATTAGACTTAGGAGAAAATGCAATTGTTAATCTTGTAAAACTATTTGATTTAAACACTCCGTAATTAGATTCTGGAGCTTTAAGTGCAAGAATATCATGGGACGTTTTGTATTCAAAATAAGTAGAATCCGGATAGTTTCTTTTTAGATTTAGCATATTATAAGTTTCAAATACATTATTGTTATTAAAATCAAAAATACCTAAATCAAAGTATGCAATATCAGATGGTGATGGGTTAACGACTGCCAAGTGACAAATATAAATACCATTATCATTGATTAGCATGGCTTTATCGGTTTCTATTGAATTTGCTATTTCTAACTTGTCTTCGAAAGTAACATCTAATCTTTTCTTATTTTGTCTATAAACTGTAATCGAAACAATTAAAGCGGCTGAAGAAATCAGTACGGGTAAAATATACCTAATGAAATCGAAAGTGTGTTTATTTAAAAAAATATATAATTCGGACATTAGTGCAACTCCTTTCTAGTTAATTATAAGGTAAAAAATAAGGATATTCTAATAAAACGTTTGTTAATTTTAAAAAATAAATGGGGGTAATCGAGTATGAATCTTAATTTACTAGCGTATACGCAATTAAATGAAGAATTCTACGATAGTTTCGACGTATTTAAAGAGTTTATTGAAATCGAAGGTAACGAGTTAGATAGATTAGGAGCAACCGACGGACAAGCCGTAGCGCTATCCGCAGTCCGCACGTGCTACTCCGCAAACAAACCGTCAGAAATAGTCGCTAAAGAAGGTGGTCGATACTTTGGTAACAAAGCAACGGATGGAGGGAAAGGTACGGAAGCTGATCGCTTAATGCGTCATATTGTAGCGAGCAAACACGTTTCTACCCTGGAGCATATTACATTTACATTTGCTATCGAAGGTGTAAGCCGTGGATTACTAGCGCAATTAACGCGACATCGAGTCGGATTCAGTTTTTCGGTACAGTCGCAGAGATACGTAAGGTTTGGTAGCGATGATAAATCAGGCGGATTTAATTATGTAATTCCTGAAAAGGTAGAGTCGAAAGGACCTTATGCAGTTGCTTTATATAGAGCGTCAATGAAGGCGCTACAACAAGACTACGATGCGCTTCGGGCGGTTGGAGTGCCCGCAGAAGATGCGAGAATGGTCCTTCCACAAGCAGCGACTACGAATCTAGTCATGACGGTGAATTTACGTAGCTTACTAGACTTCTATGCTAAACGAAGAAAAGGAAACGGAGCACAAGCTGAAATTGCAGAGTTAGCGGAGCATCTACGAAAAGAAGTTGTTAAGGTTGAACCGTGGGTAGACGAATTTTTTGAGGGAGGGCGTTAATATGGCAGACGTAACTAAAATCGATAGTGAAGAGTCGATTACTAGACCTAGTATATATGATGTGCTCGACGAGATTAAAACGAAACAAACACGACTAGAAGAACGTATAGAAGAAAACCACCGTAATATCCTAACGTTCTCACAAATGGCTGAATCCGCTAGAAGCGACGCATCGAAAGCAATCAGCGGTGTAAATGCCTTAGATGAGCAGCTAGAGTTGGTACGTGAAGATATCGTATTTCTAGACGAAAAAGTATCAGCGTTAGAAGAGGCAAAACCACCGCAAAACATCACGATAAATATTAACGTCTCAAGTGTCGATATGGCAAAAGCAATTGTCGAACTCTTTACGAAAGGGCGTGAATGATTTGTTATGTAACGCTAAGAAAATCGCTATTACGGGCAAGGCCCGAAGTGGAAAGACGGAGTTATCACATTATGCCTGGATGTTATACGGTTTCAAAGAGTTTGACTTCTCAGCGGTGTTGAAGGACGAGTTCCATCGACTGTTTCCACATGTACCACGCGACCCGAAGCCACGTGCTTATTATCAAAAGTTCGGACAGTGGTTGCGTGAGATTGATCCGGATATTTGGGTGAAGATGACGATGGGAAAGGCCCACGAATATTGCTTTGAGGATGCGTTAAATAAAGTGAATCACAAGTCGAAAGTGCTAGTAAACGGAGTAAGACAGCCTAATGAGTATCAACGTCTTAAGGACGAAGGTTTTACTTTTATCCGAGTAAGTTCATCGGATGACTTGCGTATTGGGAGGGCGCACAACGCAGGTGATGTATTTACCGAAGCAGATTTAGAGCATGAAACGGAAAGTCATATAGATACTTTCGAAGTAGATTACGAGATTAATAATTTTGGTAGTATAGGCGAGATGTACGATCAGTTTGATGCAATCATGCGAGACATCGGAGTGCAGACGGTTAGTAATAAGGAGATTATGGCGGATGCTTTTAGCGATTTGAAGCCAGTTATAGAATTTGTGCCAAAAGGTATCCACTATAACTAGGAGGTGTAGCTGTTAACAGATTCCGCAGTAATAGCAACAGCTTGCAGCACTTCCTCCGTTTCTTCTACATCGACGATAACATTCCCAACCGTCATTCATTCCACCACCATAGGTATGAAACGGATAGAGGTGTGAACTGTAAGGTGTTGCTTGACTTAAGCCATAAGGTACTATAGGTGTTTGGTAAGCGGTGGGTATTAAGTAGGGATAGGTAGGAGCTGAAGTGGGTGGGTAACATGATATAAGGCAATAATCATAATCATGACCCTTTGATTGACAAGACTCCATGCAAGTTGGACGACGAAACATGTATATCACTCCTTGGTTTAAATTAACTATTTTATAGTTTATTAAATTCCGCGCTAATTAGATGATTGTCTTTTCGTAAATAGGTAGTATGACTATTATTACAAAATTTGAATAGATGTTGTGGAGATTGAGAATCTCACTTGTATATACCCATGTAAGGAAAAAGATAAGGAGGGGTAGAGATGCGTCATTATAGATGGAAGCAATCGCTAAGGTATGCATTACATTTATAAAGAAAGCAAAACGTTACTTAGGTGGTAAAACGATGACTATTGAACAAAAGAGAAACGAACGCAATTCGAAAGCAATGGAGGAATCGAAATGACCAACGTAATCATTTACACAAAGAACGCATGCCCGAACTGCGACCAAGTAAAGTGGGCGTTAAACGCCGCAGGAGTAACTTATGAAACTCGTAATATCGACGAAGACCCATCGCATGCAGCCTGGATGGCGGACAAAGGGTATATGAGCGCACCTGTAACCGTATTTCCTAGCGGTAAGGAATTAGTAGGATTTGATATGGGCGAGTTCGCAAATGAACTCGGACTTTAATAAATCGAATAAAAAGGAGCGATTGTATGACGAATAATACATTTAAATACGTATCATTATTCTCTGGTGTAGGTGGATTCGAACAAGCGTTAAACAGACTCGGAGGTCAATGCGTTATGTCCTCCGAGATTGATAAATTCGCAAATCAAGCTTACGAAGTGCTTTATGGACACAAAACAGTCGGAGATGTGACGAAGGTCGCTGCGGGAGATGTCCCAGGTCACGATTGGTTAGTTGCAGGTTTTCCATGCCCCACGTTTTCGGTAGCCGGCGGTAGAGATGGTATGGAGTATAAATGTAACGATTGTGGACATGAGCACTTAATTACGTATGAAGATTACAAAGTAGGCGCGAAATGTCCTAAATGCGCAGGAGATACTGATCCGAAAGATGTACGAGGATTACTGTTTTTTGAGGTAGCAAGAATAGCGGACGCAAAAAGACCAAAGGTACTACTGCTTGAAAACGTTAAAGGGTTTGTAAGCAGTTCTAACGGCGAGGTTTTACGAGTAATTGTAGAAACATTTAATACGATTGGTTATACGGTTGACTTCAATGTATTAAATTCGAAGTATTTCGGAGTTCCACAGAATCGTGAACGGATTTTCATCGTTGGTATTCTGAACGACCAGACAGAATCATGGAATATTACAGGAAATAACGTAGTTGCAAAAGGTAAGCGACGTATTTCTACCCTGGAAGGTGTCAAGACGTTTAACTTCGATTGGCCTGCACAAGATACAGTAACGACTAGATTACGAGATATTTTAGAAGATGAAGTGGACGAGCGTTATTATCTTAGCGAAGAGAAGACGGCGAAGTTGGTTGCGCAGTTAGAAAGTAAAGGTGAGCCGTTGATTCAAAAAGATGTGAAAATGATTGGTCACGCTGATATAGCTGGTCACGACTTTAATAGACGAATTTATTCAGTAAATGGAGTTAGTCGGACTTTAAATACTGCTTCTGATATTGGGCGTTCTGTTAAAGTAGCTGAACCGCAAGTAGTATACCACGATTTAACGCAGACGGTCGTTTTACGAAAACATAAAGTAAACATCGAAGGATTACGTACTTTATTAAGGGAGTGTAAGAAGAAAACAGAATTAACTAATAAGCAATTAGCTGAACATTTTGAACGACCTGTAACAGAAGTTGAACATTGGTTTAGAACAGATAAGTGCTTCAGCATACCTTCAGCTGATATTTGGGAAGAACTTAAGTGGATATTAGAAATTCCAACAAATGAATTTGACGCACAAGTTACGGAGTTCATCGAGAAAGAAGGTGTGTTTGAAAAGGCAGGACGTTTCTATGAAGTCGATGGTCTAGCACCGACATTAACTCGAACTTCGGCTGATGAGAAGATTATAGAACCACAAATGATCGGTCACGTTGATATAAAAGGGCATGACGCAATCAAACGTGTTTACTCAACTGAAGGTATTTCACCGACATTAACAACAATGGGCGGAGGACACCGAGAACCGAAGATAGCAGAAGTAAGAGCGTGCTTAACACCAGATCGAGAAGAAAAACGACAGCAAGGTCGTAGATTTAAAGAAAACGATGAACCGTCGCACACAATAAATACACAAGATAGACACGGTGTAGCAATAGGGAAATATCCAAAATATAGAATCCGTAAACTAACTCCGAAAGAATGTTTTCGACTACAGGGCTTTTCAGATTCCGAGTTTGATAAGTTAGTTGGCGCTGGCATATCGAACTCTCAACTATATAAAATGGCGGGTAACGCCGTAACTGTAAACGTAATTGAAGCGATTGGCAGTCGTTTATTAAAATACTTAGCGCGTAACGAGATAGGCAGTCGTTATGTAGAGGTAACGGAAAAAGGAGCGTGAGTAAATAAATGGGCGTAAGCAAATACGATAATGAAGCGGCACACCGCCGCATTGAACATAATTACGCATTAGACAACCCGAAATCAATTGATTTATTACTACGGCATTTACCGTACATGCAAGAACGTAGGTTTAACGGCGATTATGCAGCTTGCGATATACTAATCGATTTAGAGACGGCAATCTCAAACGTGGACTTGACGGATAGGCAGCGTCAAGTCTTGCGATTAGTATATTTCGAAGATATGAAACAAACGCAAGTTGCGGTCGAGATGGGTATAACGGCACCTACGGTTAATTTATATAAGCGATTATTGGCACAAAAGGTATCGGCAGTGTTTGAACGATGGGCATGGGAAGACGAAGGTTATAAATTAACGGTGGTTAAAGCGGAAAGGAAGGCGGTTGCTTAATGGCTTATATATTCGATATCAATGGAGATTACAAAATGCAGTTCGAAACGTATGTAAATAAGCTAATTATCACTCACCGAGAAAGCGATTCTGAGGCGATTAGTAATAGGGACGTACGTGCGGAAGAAATTAAATCGCTCACAGACGCTTATGTGGGAACGGTAGGAGAACGACCTGAATCGAAACAACTTGAACGTTTAGCAGATTTGTTGCTATACGAAGAGTTGCACGATACACATCCCGATAAAATGACTCGAGAAGAATATCCGATTATGAGCGAACATCAGTTGTCGAGAAGACACAGCGGAGAAGTATCGATGAAAGTAGCGGAGGAGTACGGAGTGGACAGACGCAATTATAAACCTCCGGTTCGGAGGAAACGAACGAGGCGCGAAATGTGGCAAATCGATAGGGAAGCGAAGTCTAGGAATGAGGAAAGACGGAAGGCGTATCGAGAGTTTACGAGAGTGCAGTCGGTCATATTCTTGCGTAAATACGCGGAGTGACTTTCGTTATTAGAGCTAGAGCAAAACGAGAAAGTGTTAGATAACGATGATGGCCGGATGTTGTATACAAAAGACAAAAGGGAAATACGATGAGTTATTAATAAAGAAACAAGCGTAGTATTACTTTATGTTTAATACATTTATAGGGAATATTAAAAAAGCGATATTAATATAAAAAAATAAATTGCTCTACTGACCAGGGAATGGTTGGTAGAGCTTTGTTTTGCTATAATAATATTAATATGACCCACAATATGAGGAGAGAAGAGTATGAAAAAATTAGGGCTGAAAGAGGTTAATAGTGTTGTTGCATACATAGGGGGAGAAGGAGGTTACCTTAGGGGGTTTACATACAGAACTCATGCTGATTTTTACCCAGAGCACTGTGGCTTAGATATAAATCCTGAAGAATATGGACCTACTACTAGAAAAAGGTTTATTAAAATTCTGGTAGATTCGGATTCACTAACTCAAAATAAAATTCTTAGTGGAGTGTTAAGTAAATGCCCACTGACTGAATTTGAAGATTTATTAAACGATGGAATTATTAGTAACTCTGAATATGGTACGAAAGCCCGACTTCATGAAAAAATATTAAAATGGATAGATGAACTTAAAGGGTTGGATTTAATCGAATTAGACGAATCAATTTATGACTTTGAGTTTGTTAAAGAGGTTCTGGATCAAGCAGATACGCTGATATCTAACCATTCTTATAGTAGTGCTATAGATAGAACGCATACGGCGCTACATTCCTATCTTAAACAAATATGTAATAATGCAGGATTGAAGTTTGAAGACTCTCTCGTAGATATGCAGGCCATGTGGAGTAAGATTAGAAATGAGCATCCAAATTTTTTGATCGACTCTGACGAGCATTACAAACCTATTAATCAAATTGTAAATGCAATAATGAAGTTATTAAAAAACATAAATGATATTAGGAATAGCCAAAGTTTTTCTCACCCTAACGAGGAGATTATTGAGGAGAAAGAGGCGAAACTTGTCATAAATCTTACTAGGGTAGTGCTTCAGTATATTGATAGTAAAATTTCTAATAATTTATAGGGGATTTTGAAGGCTACTGAATCTATCGGAATATTAGGTACAACACGTGATGAGATGAGTAGGAAAGATATCACTGGTGGGCACTATGCGAGAAGTACTAGCCATATAATTTAGTGATAGGAGATGAATGAGTCCGCCAATTAAGGTAGCCTTATTTTCTCTTATATAATCCTCTCTTAATCTGTTCCCAATTTCCGCTACGTTTTAACGCCCACCATATAGCCTTACCTTTTGGTTCTATGTATGTATCGAATTGTTCCTTATTGAAAATAGAACTATTAAATGTACTAACTAATTCTTGCGTTGTATATGTTTTATCAGGCGCTACAGTTCTTTCGAATTCTTGAATGAATTGAAGCGTTTGCTCGTTCAGTGAGTACTTTTCCACCATAAATGTATCCTCCGAATATAGTTTAATAATATTATTTTAGCATTTATATCGAGTAACTA